GGCAATACGTCAGAAAGTTGTTTAGATAACTCAAGACACACCTTCCCCAAAAGCCGAAAATGCAAAATCGGCCACTTTACCACTTCTATTTTCGCTGCGCTACCTTTTAGATAATCGTATTTAGAGTATGGCGCTAATCAGCCGATCCGAAGCTGCCCGTGCATTGGGGGTATCGCCTGAAGCTGTTTATGCTGCAGTGAAAAGCGGAAGATTATCGGTCAAGAAAGACGCATATGGCAAGGTCGTTGTCGATAGCGAAACAATGCGAGAGGAGTGGGCCAGGAACACGCAGACGCGAATTGGCATCGGCCCTAAAGCCGCTGGGCCAGGCAAGGAGAAGAAGCCTTTGCGAAGCCGTGAGGAGAGAATGTCTTCTGGAGCAGAGCAGCCCAGGATCAGCAAGACCCAAGAGTCGATCCCCGACTATGACGAATCTCGCGCTCGTACTGAGCACTTAAAAGCTGAACTGCTTGAGCTGGATCGACAGCAGAAAGAAGGACTTTTGGTCAAAGCGGAAGACATCGCATTGGAGTGGTCAGAAATTATCACTCGCGCAAGAACAAAACTATTAGGGATACCAACCAAGGCAAAACAGCGGATACCAGACTTAGACACAGATGCTATTGGCGTTTTAGATGATATTGTGCGCGAAGCATTAGAAGATTTAGCTGGTGACAGCGAATAACGTACAAAAACTAAGAAAGTCAGCCGCTTTAGCCTTCAAACCGCCAAAAAAGATGACTTTAAGCGAGTGGGCGGACTCTTATGCGTATTTAAGCGCAGAATCAAGTGCAGAAGGCGGTAGATGGCACACGCTGCCTTACCAGAAGGGAATAATGGATGCGATCACGAATCCGAAGATCGAGCAGATCAGCGTGATGAAAAGTGCCCGTGTCGGGTACAGCAAAATCCTTAATCACGTCGCTGCATTTCATATTCATCAAGATCCATGCCCGATCATGATCGTGCAGCCCACGATTGAGGACGCTCAGGGGTATTCCAAGGAGGAAATCGCGCCGATGTTGCGTGATACGCCTTGTCTCAAAGGTGTAGTGAGTGAGGCTAAGTCAAAAGACGGAGCCAACACGATCCTGCAGAAGCAGTTCCCTGGCGGGAGCTTGAGCTTGGTAGGTGCCAACAGTCCTCGTGGATTCAGGCGTGTGAGCAGGCGCGTGGTGCTATTTGACGAGGTTGATGGTTATCCACCCTCAGCTGGCACCGAGGGCGACCAGATCAAGCTGGGCATTAGGCGTACTGAGTATTACTGGAACAGGAAGATTGTGGCGGGGTCAACGCCAACGGTTAAAGATTTCAGCCGTGTGGAGCGAATGTTTCTGCAGGGCGACCAAAGGCGCTATTTCGTGCCTTGCCCGGATTGCGGTCACATGCAGTATTTGAAATGGGCGAACATGAAGTGGCGTGATAACGATCCCGATACCGCTAGTTACTGCTGCGAAAGTTGTGGCGTATGGATCCCAGCAGCAAAGAAGCGTTGGATGGTTGAACGCGGCGAGTGGCGGCCCACCGCGCCTGGTAATGGTAAGCATGTTTCGTTTCATATTTGGGCGGCTTACAGCTATAGCCCTAATGCGAGCTGGTCAACCCTGGTTGAGGAGTTTCTTGATGCGAAAAACGACGCAGAGCAATTGAAGACGTTTGTCAATACTGTTCTGGGCGAGACGTGGGAAGACGAATATGCGTCGAAGGTTAATGCTGATGGTCTCAGCGAACGCTCAGCTGACGAGAAGTACAAGCAGGGCGTGGTTCCTTCAGAGGCATTGTTGCTAACGGTTGGGTGCGACACGCAGGATGATCGGCTTTCGCTCAGTGTCTGGGGATGGGGGCGCGAAGAGCAGGGGTGGTTGATTGACAGGGTGAAGATCTACGGCGACCCATCGCGGAAAGAAGTGTGGAAGCAGTTGGATGAGATTGTTCAAACTCCCTACGAGTCTGAGGATGGCCGAAAGTTGAAGCCAATGGTGGTAGCCATCGATAGCGGCGGCCACCACACCAGCGAGGTGTACCAGTACGCCAGGGAGCGGCAAAGCTTAGGTGTCATTGCGATCAAGGGCATGTCAACCAAGAACAAGCCGCCAATTGGCAAGGCGAGCAAGGTTGATCTGAACGCTCAAGGTAAAACGCTCAAGAAAGGCGCTCAATTGTTCCCGGTTGGATCGGACACGATCAAGTCGTTGCTGTTTGGCAGATTGAAACACAACGATGTTGGCCCAGGGTATTTGCATTTTTACCCGACAGTTGAAAAAGATTATTTTGAAGAGTTGACAGCAGAAAAACAGATCCTCAAATACAAGAATGGATTCCCTGTGAGAGTTTGGGTAAAAAGTAGCAGCGCAAGGAACGAAGCGTTGGACGAGCTTGTCTACGCTTACGCAGCATTGAATCGCGTGTATCAGATTAAAGATCGCAGAACGTTATGGGATCAGATGGAGAAAAGCCCAGATGAGCGCAAGCCAAGTAAGGCAGGCAAGGGAAACCGCGTCCAAAAAAGTTTCATCAATCAGTGGTAAGAGTTAGACTTTTGAATATCAAGTGACTGACGTAGATGGCGATCCCCCCATCCATAACGAGCGGCGTGGATGCGGTATGGGTTGATGCCGAGACTGTTGACGTGTTTGGCGATGCCGTCACTAGCTCCACTCATTCGCTCGTTTACTACTTTCGCCTGAACACTAATTCGCAGGGTCTAACGGCAACAGCGGTTGCTTACAACAGCGGCTGGAAGACTACGTTGACTGCTGCTGCGACTGGTGCGGCAGATCCGAGCCCTAACTGGTTTTTTCAGGCTGTCCTTACGAAGACAGGTGATAGCACTGTTCAAGAGTACAGCCGAGGGCAGATTGAGATTCGTCCGTCACTTGCTTATTCGGGCACGCCTGGAGCATTTGACGGCAGGACTCAGGCTCAACAGGACTTGGATGCGGTAAAAGCAGCAATTAGGTCCATTGTCTCTGGCGGAGCTGTTTCCGAGTACAAGATTGGAAGCAGAAATTTAAAGCGATATGATCTTTCAGAATTGCTGGAACTTGAATCAAGATTGAAGTCTATTGTGGCTAAGGAGAATAAAGCCAAATTGATCGCATCTGGCCTTGGCGATCCACATAATCTCTACGTTCGGTTTAACGGAAGCTGATGGGACTTCGTACACGATTTTTGAGAACGCTGGGCCTCCAGCGAGTGCCCCGCGATCAGCCTCGCCGTCGCCGCCGTAACTATGCAGGCGCGATTATTTCGCGTCTTACTAGCGACTGGATGAGCACTCAAGCAAGTGCTGACGCTGAAATTCGGACAAGTATCAAGAAATTACGGGACAGATCCCGTGAGATGGTACGGAATAATCCGTATGCGAAACAGGCGAAGCGCACCACTCAAGTCAATGTTGTCGGAAGTGGGATCAAGCTTCAGTCCCAGGTTCAGCAAGTTCGTGGTCGGAAGCCCAGTGAAGCGATTAATCGCCTGATTGAAGAGAAGTGGCATTTATGGACCCGTGCGCAGCATTGTGATGTAGCGGGGCGGCACAGCTTCCACATGATGGAATGGCTGGCGACTGGTGCTTTGCCTGAGTCAGGCGAAGCGTTGTTTCGTATTATTCGGCGTCCGTTTGGTGGCAGCAGGGTGCCATTGGCTCTTGAGATGATCGAGTCGGATGTGCTCGACGAGGAGTATCAAGGTGCAACGCTTGCAAGGCTCAATGAGTGGAGGATGGGCGTTGAGATCAACGAATGGGGTCGTCCTGTCCGTTATGCGTTCTTGACTCGTCATCCTGGTGATTATTGGTTTCAAAATGCACCCCAAAAAGGTGATAAGCATGTTTTTCTGCCTGCGGAAGACGTAATTCACCTGTTTATTCCAGAGCGCCCGCAACAGCATCGCGGAGTGCCTTGGTTCCATTCAGTGATGGCTGACGCTCACCAGTTGCAGGGTTACGAAGAAGCCGCTGTGATTCGCGCCCGTGCGGGTGCTTCAGTGATGGGATTCGTCACAAGCCCAGACGGTGAGCTTGAAGGTGATGACGTTGAAGCTGATCGCAGGATTAGTGAATTTGAGCCTGGTATGTGGAAGTACCTGGAGCCTGGTCAGGACGTAACCGTGCCGAACATCAGTTCACCTGATCAGCAGTACGAGATGTTCGTAAAGAACAAGGTTCGCCGCTTTGCCTCAGGTTTTGGCTGCAGTTACGAGACTTTATCGCGTGATTTCAGTGAAACGAACTACAGCAGCAGCAGGCTGAGTTTGCTTGAAGATCGCGAGCATTGGAAGGTTATTCAGTCTTATTTGATCGAAAACTTCCACAATCGTGTGTTTCGCGAGTGGCTTGACCTTGCTGTATTGGCAGGCGAGCTTCCGTTTGATGATTACGATTCACGTCCTGAGCGATATGACACTCCGCGATGGATGGCTCGCGGATGGGATTGGGTTGACCCGTTGAAGGAAGCGAAGGCGTACCGCCAGATGGAGCAAGCTGGTTACATGACCAAGGCGCAGATTGTCGCGAAGCTTGGCGGAGACTTCTTTGATAACCTCACCGAGTTCTCTAGGGAACAGCAAGCAGCCTCAGAGCTTAGTGTTGAGCTTGATCGTGACATTATTGATGAACTCCCAGAGGAGGTTGAGTGATGCCTGCAATGCCAACTGAAGGTATGCGCGAAGAGGCGCAACGTTACAAGGATTGGAAATCAGAAGGCGAAAAAGGCGGCACTGAAGTTGCCGCTCGTCGCGCCACTCAGATTTTGAGTGGTAATGAATTGAGCGACGATGTGATCGTTGCAATGAGCGCATGGTTTGCGCGGCATGAAGTGGACAAAAAGGCTGAGGGGTTTAGTCCTGGCGAGGAGGGTTACCCCTCTCCAGGCCGTGTCGCTTGGGCTGCCTGGGGCGGTGACGCTGGTAAAACATGGTCAGACCGAATTGTTGAGTCTATGGATCGCTCAATCGAAGAAGAGACAAGGGCCGAGCCTGACGGCTTGAAAGTCGGTGATTTCGTGCGTTGGAACACTCCTGGCGGAAACGCTCAGGGCAAGATCACAAAAATCATCCGCGATGGCCAGCTTGATGTACCTGGAGCGGAAGTCGTAATTAATGGCGAGGAAGAAAATCCTGCAGCGTTAATTCAAATTTATCGCGAAGGCAGTGAAGGCTGGCGTGAAACTGATGTTTATGCAGGACATAGATTCAGTACACTGAAAAAGATCGCAGCCTTACGCGCAATGGAACTTACTACGGAGGTGCCTGATGTTGTCGCAGAAGAGAGTTCTAAAAAAGAATTGTCTCGCGATCTTGAGGGTACAAAGTTCAAGCGTGTTGAAGCGACGAGTTTCAACATGGTTGACGAAAGGAGCATGGAATTTCCATTCAGCTCTGAATATCCCGTGGCTCGTTACTTTGGAAACGAAATCCTGAGCCACGGTATGGAGTCTGCGAATCTTTCGCGACTTAACGATGGCGCACCGCTTCTTTACAACCATGATCCAGATCGCATGATCGGCGTTGTCGAACGTGCTTGGGTTGATGGTGAGAAGAAACGCGGTTACGCCAAGGTGCGCTTTTCGCGCAATAAATTTGCGCAAGAAGTGCTCCAAGACGTTCGCGATGGAATCCTTCGCGGCGTTTCTTTCGGCTACTCCATTGATAAAATGGAGGAGCGTGAAGATGGCCTCGTAGCTACCAATTGGTCGCCTTACGAGGTTTCGTTAGCTGTTATCCCAGCTGACCCCACTGTCGGAGTTGGACGTTCTCTTGAGACCTCTGATTCTGACGTAAATGTTGAGGTTGAGCGTTCTTTACAGGACGCCGACCCTGACACTGCGGCTTCGACCGCATCTCCCGTAAACACAGTGACTGAAGTCATGGAAAGCACCACAACTGATGTGGAGGTGATCCGGTCCGAGGCCGTAGAGGCCGAGCGTACCCGGATTGCATCCATCAACAAACTCGGCGAGCGTCACAACCTCTCCGATCTTGCACGCGAATTGATCTCCGGCGGCCAGTCTGTCGATGAGGCTCGCGCTGCTGTCCTCGAAAAAATCGGAACTCAACCCGTGGAACACAGTATCACCGCCAACGACATCGGCCTCTCCGATAAGGAGACCCGTAGCTTTAGTTTCGTCAAAGCTCTGAACTATCTCTCTAACCAGGGTGATGCTCAGGCTCGTCGCGATGCAGCATTTGAAATTGAAGTTGGCGAGGCTGCTGCCAAGCAGTACGAGCGTTCTTCAAACGGCATCGTCATTCCTAACGAAGTCCTTCGTCGCGATTTGGTTGTAGGCACACCTACAGCTGGTGGTGACTTGGTTGACGACGTGCTTCTGGCTGGAAGCTTCATCGATCTGCTTCGCAACCGCCTGGCAATCGCTCAGGCTGGCGCAACGATGCTGACCGGCCTTCAGGGCAATGTGTCAATCCCTCGTCAGACCTCTGCTGCTACTGCTTACTGGGTTGGCGAGAACGCTTCCCCCACCGAGTCCCAGCAGGCAATTGATCAGGTCAACATGACACCCAAGACCGTGGGTGCATTCGTTGATTACAGCCGTCGCCTGTTGCTTCAAAGCAGCATCGACGTTGAAGGCATGGTTCGCAACGACCTTGCCCGTGTTATCGCACTGGAAATTGACCGCGCTGCTATCTACGGCACCGGCTCTTCCAACCAGCCTCAAGGCTTGACTAATGTGAGTGGCATTGGTTCCGAAACTTTGACCAGCTTTGGAACTTTCTCTGAGTACATTGCAATGGAGACCGATGTTGCTGCAGCTAACGCTGACGCAGGCGCTCTTCGTTATATCATCAATGCCTCTGCTCGGGGTTCTTTGAAGTCAACTGAAAAGGCTTCAAACACTGCTCAGTTTGTTTATGAGAACGATCAGATCAACGGTTATCCCGTGATCGTTTCCAATCAGCTCGCTAACAACGATGCCTTGTTTGGTGACTTCTCCATGTTCATCATGGGCATGTGGTCTGGCCTGGATCTGACTGTTGATCCTTACGCTGGCGCAACTGCTGGTACTGTTCGCGTCATTGCTCTTCAGGATATTGACTTTGCTGTCAAGCAGCCTGGTGCGTTCTGCCTCGGCACCTGATACTCATGAAAGTTGAGATCACACGCAATGTGATGATCAACGGGGAGTCTGTGAAAGCAGGCTCCTTTGTTGAAGTCGAGCATGGCGTTGCAACGCTGCTGATTGGTAGCGATAAGGCCAAGGTAGCTGAAGAACCTAAGCCCCTGGCTGAGGTTGCTCCAGCTTGCCCTCCCAAGCCTTCGATTCGACGTGGGCGCACCAAACAATCGTCTGGAGAAGACTGATGACAATTCTTTCTGTAGGGCTTGAAAAGCTTTCGCATTTTGCGCTAGCACCTACTGCTTCACGCACTTCTGCTCTTAACGGCACTGCCGTTGACTTGAATGATTATGAAGGCGACATTTGCGTGATTCTCGATGTCGAGAATGGCGGAACATCAACCTTAGATGTAAAGATCCAATCAGCCGACACTTCCGGTGGATCATATTCTGATGTCACTAACGCTGTATTCACTCAGGTGAGCACAAGCGCAAGCAAGCAAACGCTTGTTTTTGACAAAGGAAGCGCCAAACGTTTTATCAAAGCTGTTTCAACAGTTTCAACTTCAACTCACACCTATAGCGTCAATGCTTTTGGTGCTTTGAAGTACGCCTGATAGCTGTACATGCCCGGTTCGTCCGGGCCTTTCTTATGGCATTCACCGAAGATTTAAGCGTTTTTTTGAGCAGTGCTGATTTTGCTGTTCCTGTTACGGCTGGGTCCACTACGGGGCTAGGGATATTGGACATGCCAAGCGAGATCATTGCTGACGGAGTGGTGCTAACGACTGATTACAAGCTGACTTGTGAGTCGTCAAAATTTGGAAGCTTGTTGCACAGCGATGCAGTATCGGTTGATGGAGTGAACTACACTGTCAGAAGCGCGAACCTCATCGACGATGGGAAATTCGTTGAGTTAATGCTGATGAAGAATTGATGACTGCTGAAATCGGCTACTTCGCAGACAATTCCAAGAACATTTATTCTTGGGATCCTCTCACTGCTGATGGATCAACTTCTGCGGTAAAGCTTGCGGGTGTGAACTATGTGTTTGTTCATAAAATTGTGGGTGGGAATATAACTGTTATAGATGAAGGCTCTTTGAATGGGACTGATTGGTTCGAGCTTGAGTCTCATTCTCACTCTGGTAGCGGTACTGATGCCCACTTTTATTCCAACAGTCCCGTCCTTTATGTCCGGTGTACTGTGAGCAATATAGGTAATGGCGAAGAGTTCCAAGGTTCTGTGATGTGTGATTGATGACTACTAGACGCGAACAAATCCTGTCACAGATTGCTACGACGCTGGCCAGTACTGCTGGCGTTAATGGGAGGGTGTACAGGTCAAGAGTGACAGCGGCTGCAAGGGCTGAGACTCCAATGATCGTCATCGAGCCAGTGAATGACGTTGCGCAGCAGCAAACATCACTACCAAAGCTTGACTGGACAATGCGCGTAAGGGTCGTCGTAATTACTCGATCCACGACTCCCTATACGGATGCTGATTCAGTGATTGAATCGATGCACTCAAAGCTTATGGCTGATCTGACAGTTGGAGGATACGCGATCGATGTGCAGCCTGTTCTAACAAGCTTTGAATTTCTTGATGCTGATCAACCTGCTGGTGTGTTTTCCAATGAGTACGACGTTAAATACAGAACTCAGGTAGCAGACCTTACTGTCTACTAAGGTTTAAGCAGTCGCAAGGATTACGATGAAAGACGAGTACAGCGGTCAAGGTGGGTCGTATTTAATCGATCCAGAAACCGGAAAACGCACTCTGATCAAGCGAACACTTCCCGCCGACCCCCCACAAGAAAATGGCACCACTTCTTCTACGGAAACGACTAATCCTGGTGGAACTAGAGTCCAGCTACGGAGTCGATCCGACTCCAACCGGAACCGACGCGGTTTTGGTGAGGGACTTGAACATCACTCCACAGCAGAGTGATGTCGTTAATCGCGATCTGATCCGTCCTTATTTGGGCGCTTCTGAGCAGCTGCTTGCCAACACTCGCGTTGAGTGTACTTTTAGTGTTGAGCTTGCTGGCTCTGGCACTGCTGGCACTGCTCCGCAGTACGGCAAGGCACTGCAGGCTTGCGGCCTTAGTGAAACTGTTGCTGCTGGTACGTCAGTAACGTATGCGCCAGTTAGCTCATCATTCAGTTCAGTCACTATCCACTACAACATTGATGGTGTTCGCCACAAAGTGACTGGTGCCAGAGGAACATTTACTCTGAACACCTCTGTGGGCGAGATTCCCTCCATCGATTTCACGATGACGGGTATCTACAACGCTCCTGATGATTCAGCACTGCCGAGCGTTACTTACGCAAACCAGGCAACACCGCTGATCTTCAAGAACGGCAACACAGACACCTTCTCCTTGCTTTCTTACTCTGGCTGCTTGCAGTCGTTGAGCATGGACATCGGCAACACGGTCGTGTATCGCGAGTTGATTGGCTGCGACAAGGAAGTGATCATTACTGATCGCAACGCAAGCGGTTCTGTGAGTATTGAAATGATTTCAATCGCTACGAAGGACTACTTCACCGCCGCATTGACTGACGGCACGCTGGGTAACTTGACGTTCCAGCACGGCACCACGGCTGGAAACATTGTTGATTTTGCTAGCACCCAAGTCGATATTGGAGACGTGAGCTACGGGGATCAAGACGGCATTGCGATGCTGAACATCCCATACACCGCGATTCCATCAACAGCGGGCAATGACGAGTTCAGTTTGGTGTACACTTGATTTGAGGGAGCCAAGCCCTCTGGAGAAAAGCGCAATGGCCGTGTTGGAGAGCACGGCCTTTTTTATTGCTGTAAGCTAATTGCAGTTAAATTCACTCAATGGCATTCGTTCGGAAAAAGGTCAAAACTTTTAAGTGGCCTGTAACCGTGGAAGAGCCTGCTGATGGTGGAGTCTTTGATGAATCCACTTTTGACGCAGTGTTCAAACGCGTACCACGTTCTGAGTTCCAGAAGCTTGCAGACAAGGGTGATCATGACTTGCTCAAAGCAGTCATGACCGGATGGGAGGGAATTGAAGACGAAGACGGCAAACCGTTGCCGTTCTCCCAGGTAGCAATGAAAGAATTTGCCGATGATCCGTATTGGATTCGTGGTGTCTTGAAGGCATACACCGAAACTTTTGAAGGCGCAAAACTGGGAAACTAAAAGATGCCGTCAAGTATTGGGCGAATGGCGGCAAAAGGATAGAGGACAAAAGTGGTGATGACGCAGCGGCATTTGGATTGAAGCCGCAGCGTCAAGCCGCTCCTGAAGAAGAGCACTTTGAGGTGTGGGAAGAGAATTGGGATACGTTGATGATGTTCCTGCGAATGCAGACGCAGTGGACTGTAACGATGGGAGGTTACGTTGGATTGAAATATGAGGTGTTGCTAGGTGCGTCAGGACTGATGTCCCTTTATGATGTAGAGAATCCCCGTGAGATGCTGGAGAGCCTTCAAGTAATGGAAGCTGCTGCACTCTCTGAGCTGAACAAAAAAGATGGCAAGTAAGACTGTTCAACCGATAGCCATTGAGCTCGGCATTAAGGGCGGCGAAAGACTTGCGGCGCTAAATAGATCATTCCGGGATTTATCAAAACAGACAAAACTTTCTGATAAAGATATTGTTCAGGCGACTAAAGATATTGCTAAGTTTGCAAAAGAAGTTGGTAATAGTGAAGCGACAATAAAAGGTCAGATCAAAGCGTTTGAAGGCTTGCGCGAACAGGCCGCTATGGGCGGCAAGGTTTATCGCGAGCTTGGTGCAAGTAT